GGGTCGAGACTACGGACGCGGGAGCGCGGGATAGCGACGCTGTCAGTGCTGAGATCGAGCGGCGGCTAGGTGGTTTGCTGTCGGCTAGTCAAGAGCAGACAGAACCTGAGCCAGAGGTCGGGCCAGACAAATCTGTTCACTGATGCGAATGCGACTTATTATCAGCCCCAGATACCAGTACCCACCCCCCCTGTAGCCGTGACGCACCTGTATTTTGTGTATATAGAGAAATGCTCAAGTAATTCTGTAATTTTGAAGCCTTTTTTTTCTAGCTTTGCGCCCACGAATCCCGAAAATTTGCTAATCTTTTTTTCGGGTTTTTATTCCTAAAAATTTTTTGCAAAATTTTGCCGATTTTTATTGTATTTTTTTGTCAAGAGCGTAATATCTATATAATCTAGAGATTCCTATGTATACAGGAATATTCCTGTTTCGGTTATATACTCCTGCATATGTTTCGATTATCTGGGTATGACATCTTAGGATTATTTTTTCTTAGGCTCATATATGTTACGAGCGGCAAATATTCCTACAGGCATATTCCTAGGGCGGATTATACGGTTCTGAGCAGATTCCTGATGCAACCCTTGCGCCTGAAGTAAAGGTGCCTAAAACAGGTTTTTAATATGCCTCATTATACAAAAGACTTAGATAAGGTTATTGCTGGATTGAAGAAAGCGTCTAAGCTCCATGCAAGCCAAGCAAAGGTTTTNGAAAAAATAAAAAAAGACCAAAGCAAGGGCTATGAGAAAAAGAAGCCTAAAAAGACATGAGAGGCTAAGATTGTCTCTTATTGACAAGATTGACCCCGCGCTTTTACAGCAGATACCTAACTTGCCCCTAGAAGAGCAGAAAGAGATTCTGTCTTTGATGGAGGAGCTTGAGGAGTCTGAAGCCAAGGATAAGGCCAGAGAAACCTTTATGGGTTTCACAAACAGGATGTGGCCTGCTTTTATTGAGGGCAGGCATCACAAAATTATGGCTAGGGCTTTTGAGCGCGTAGCCAATGGTGAGTTGAAGCGTTTAATTATTAATATGCCTCCTCGTCATACCAAATCTGAGTTTGCTTCTTATTTATTGCCGTCATGGTTTTTAGGTCGCTTTCCTGAGAAGAAGGTTATTCAAACAGCGCACACCGCAGAGTTATCTGTAGGCTTTGGCCGTAAGGTTCGTAACCTTGTTGATAGTGATGATTACAAGAGAGTTTTCCCCAAGGTTACATTGCGCTCTGATTCAAAGGCCGCTGGTCGATGGAGTACGGGTAGTGGGGGCGAGTATTTTGCAATTGGTGTGGGTGGCGCGGTTACTGGTAAGGGTGCGGATCTTTTAATCATTGATGACCCGCATTCTGAGCAAGAAGGTCAAAGTGGTGACCCTTCTGTTTTTGATAAAACCTATGAGTGGTACACATCAGGCCCAAGACAGCGATTACAGCCCGGCGGTTCCATTATTATTGTAATGACCCGTTGGCACAAACGAGACCTTACAGGACAAATAATAAAGTCCTCTACTCAGCGTATAGGCTCTGATGAATGGGAGGTAATTGAGTTTCCCGCCATCATGCCGTCAGAGACACCGCTGTGGCCTGAGTTCTGGCCTATGGAAGAATTGGTGGCGCTAAGGGAAGAGCTTCCCTCAGCGAAATGGAACGCCCAGTATCAGCAAAACCCCACCTCTGAGGAGGGGGCGCTAGTTAAGCGCAACTGGTGGCGCATATGGGAGTCTGAACACCCTCCTGCCTGTGAGTTTGTTATACAGTCTTGGGACACTGCGTTCCTGAAGACGCAACGTGCTGACTACTCAGCTTGCACCACATGGGGTGTGTTTTACGCCCCAGACGATGAAGGCATGACTGTAGCGAACATTATCTTGCTTGATGCGTTTAAAGAGCGGCTAGAGTTCCCCGACCTCAAAAAGAAGGCGCAGGAGTTTTATACAGACTGGCAACCAGATGCCTGTATAATAGAAGCCAAGGCGGCAGGAACACCACTTATCTTTGAATTAAGAGCGATGGGTATTCCGGTATCTGATTACACGCCCTCTCGCGGAAATGATAAGATATCTCGCGTTAATGCTGTTTCAGACCTATTTGCCTCTGGCATAGTTTGGCGACCTGAAAGAAGGTTTGCTGAGGAGGTTGTCGAGGAGTTTGCCGCTTTCCCCGCAGGAGAGCATGATGACCTTGTTGACTCATCAACACAGGCATTGCTTAGATTTAGACAGGGCGGTTTCTTAAAATTGCGCTCTGATGAGGAAGATGAGCCTATAGCGAAAAGAACAGCGGCTTATTACTAATTAAATATTTGAAGGCTTTAGTTGCTCGACACAGAGAGCTAGGGCGCTCCTTTTACAGCGAGGCTTAGTGATGAAAGAAAAGCTCAATATGGTCAAGAACAGTAAAGGTGAGATGGTTCCTGATTTTGCCGCTGACGGCATAGGCCGAATGATGGGTGGCGGGAAAACTGTCCTTGCGGAAGATGGCATGAACAAGATCAGTGGCTACGCAAAAGGTAAGAAGGTGATGCATTACGCAGTTGGCGGAATAACCATGACTCCGCGAGGCTGTGGCGCGGCCCGAAAGCAAAAGTTTACTAGAAACGGCTAGGCGCTTTTTATGGCAATAGATAAACCACTTTCTGCCCCGAATCAGCTATTTCCTGAAGAAGATTCAGGTGCCGTTGAGATTGAGGTAGTTAACCCTGAGTCAGTTTCTATAGAAACAGAAGATGGCGGGTTAATGTTTGACTTCGATCCAGACGCATCTGCAATGGGAGCTATTCCTTTTGATGCAAACCTAGCGGAGTTTCTTGAGGATCAAGACTTGGCTATGTTGGCGGGTGAGCTTGTTGGTTTGTTTAAGTCTGATAAAGAAAGTCGTGCTGATTGGGAGCGCGTTTACATTGAAGGCTTAGACCTTCTTGGATTAAAGCACGAAGACAGGACAACGCCTTGGGATGGCGCTTGCGGCGTTTTCCACCCACTGCTTACAGAGTCTGTAATTAAGTTTCAGTCGCAATCAATACAAGAGTTATTTCCAGCTAGTGGCCCAGTAAAAACAACCGTTGTTGGCGTTATTGATGAGATCAAAGAGAAACAAGCTCATCGTGTTCAGGATTATTTAAACTACCTTGTCACTGAAAAGATGACAGAGTATCGATCTGAAACCGAAAAACTGTTGTTTTCATTGCCGTTGGCGGGTTCTGCTTTCAGGAAGGTGTACTTTGACCCAAGTATGGGTCGCCCGTGTAGTATGTTTGTTCCCGCAGAAGACTTTGTTGTCAGCTACGGAGCGTCTGATCTCTCTACTTGCGAGAGAGCAACACACATAATGAAGAAGACAAGTAACGAAGTACGCAAGTTGCAGGTGTCAGGCTTCTATGCTGATGTAGATTTAGGCAAGGCAAGCGATAACACCGATGAAATAGAGCATAAATATCAAGAGTTAACGGGTAATTCCTCAACGTATGAGAACGATTCACGCCACACAATACTAGAAATGCAAGTTGATCTCGATCTTTTTGGTTTTGAGGACACTCAAGACGGAGAAGTTACAGGGATACAGCTTCCATATGTTGTCAGCATCGATCTTACCTCTCGTCAGGTGCTTTCAATACGCAGAAATTACTACGAAGATGACGCGCAGAAGATGAAACGCGAGCATTTTGTGCATTATCAGTATATGCCCGGACTTGGATTCTACGGATTTGGCCTAATCCACATGATTGGCGGTCTAGCAAAGAGCGCGACCTCTCTTTTGCGCCAACTTGTAGATGCAGGAACACTTTCAAATCTTCCGGGCGGCTTAAAATCTAGAGGGTTAAGAATAAAGGGTGACGATACCCCAATTATGCCCGGAGAATTTAGGGATGTAGACGTTCCCGGCGGTTCTATACGCGAAAATATCAGCTTTTTACCCTACAAAGAGCCAAGCAATGTGCTTTATCAGCTTATGGGAGACATTGTAGAGGAAGGGCGGCGATTTGCCTCTGCGGCAGACGTAAAAGCGGCAGATATGAACTCAGAAGCGCCAGTTGGCACCACCTTGGCGATATTAGAGCGCTCAATGAAGGTGATGAGCGCCGTTCAAGCTAGACTTCACGCATCAATGCGTAAAGAATTGCGTATTTTATCTAGAATTGTGTTTGATTTTGGCCCTACAGAGTATCCATATCAAACCGATGAGAACAGGGTTGTGTCTGATGACTTTGATGGCCGCATCGATGTCATTGCTGTTAGTGATCCTAACTCTGGAACGATGGCTCAACGCATTATGCAGTATCAGGCGGCATTGCAATTGTCTCAACAAAATCCTGATATGTATGATCTCCCTTTGCTTCATCGTCAAATGCTCGATGTGCTTAACATCAGGGATGCGGATAAGATTGTACCGCTTGAGGATGATATCAAGCCGACCAATCCAGTCAGCGAAAACATGAATATCATCAATAATAAGCCGGTTAAGGCGTTTATGTATCAAGACCATGAGGCGCACATCCAAGCGCATATGGCGTTTATTGAAGATCCTAAGATTCTGGCACTTGCTGGCAAGAGTCCAATGGCAAAAGCTATGCAGGCGGCTATGGCGGCACATATTCAGGAGCATCTGGCGTTTGCTTATCGTAAACAAGTTGAGGATGAGCTTGGTGTTGAGTTGCCAGCAGAAAACGAAGACCTGCCTGAAAGCGTTGAGTTGAGGCTGTCTAGGCTTGTTGCTCCTGCGGCAGAGCAGTTGAAAAGCAAAAACCAACAAGAAGCCCAACAAAAGAAGAATGCAGAGCAACAGAAAGATCCCGTTATTCAGATGCAACAGAGAGAATTGCAGATTAAAGAGCAAACAGCTATGGCTAAAGCTCAGATTGATCAAGCAAGAATGCAACTTGATGTTGCTAAAGCAAGAAGTAAGGCTGAATACGATATTCAGAAGCTAGATCAAGAAGCTGAGATTGCAAAAGCAGAGCTTGCTGTTAAGATTGCAGAAGATAGGGCCAAGGAGCAGATTGAAACCCGAAGGCAGTCAACAAAAGAGCAGGTTCAAGGAATTGAAATTGGTAAAGATTTAGCTGAGAGCTTATTTAATGTCAATGGCGGCGAATAACTCTTGGGAGTACCTGAGAGATAAATTCAGGTCTCAAATGAACGACATGAGCGATCACATTAGTGGTGGCGGTTGCAAAGAGTTCTCCGAATACGCTAGGTGTTGCGGAGTTATCGAGGGATTAGCCCTTGCAGAACGAGAGCTTCTAGACTTGAAGGCCAAGCTAGAAAGCGATTAACACGTTACAGTTAGTAACGCACAGCGACTCTGGACGCTTTCTTCCAGTGCATAAGGTAAGACTGATGACAGACTTGTCTAAAACGTCAGAAGACGAGAACGATGCTTCTCGCAAGGCTAATCAATTGCCTGATCCGCGAGGATATAAAATATTGATTGCTTTACCTGAGCCAGATGAAAAGACGGAGGGCGGAATTATAAAATCTGCTAGATCGTTGCAAGATGAAGAGGTTGGTTCTATTGTTGGCATGGTGCTTAAAATTGGCCCAGATGCTTACAGTGATCCTCAACGATTTCCGTCTGGCGCTTTTTGTCAGGAGGGGGATTGGATTCTTATGCGATCTTACTCTGGCACTCGATTTAAGGTGCATGGCAAAGAGTTCCGCTTAATCAACGATGATAGTGTTGAAGCTGTTGTCGAAGACCCAAGAGGCATAGGCAAGGTATGAGTGAATCTAATGAAGCAGTAGACGTTGAAAGCAGTGCTGAGGACAAGTTCTTTGGCGTTAGAACTACAATAGTTAAGAGCAGTGCAGAAAACCCTGAAACAAAAGACTCTGACATTGAGATTGATATTGTAGATGATCGCCCTGTAGAAGACAGAAGGCCACCAAAGGTGGAGGTTTCTGGCGAAGAGGACGATGATGAGCTTACTGGGTATAGCGAAAAGGTTCAAAAACGAATCAATAAACTTCGCTATGAGCAGAACGAAGAGCGCCGTCAAAGAGAGGCGGCAGAAAGAATGCGTGAGGAGGCGGTTCGTGTAGCTCAAACTCTTAGTGAAAAAAATAAAGAGTATGAGAGCATTATCACGAGAGGTGAGGCCGCGTTAGTTCAGCAGATTAAAGGCAGAGCAGAGCTTGCTTTACAGCAGGCGAAGAACACGTACAAAAAAGCCTATGAAGAGGGAGACACTGATACTGTTGTCGATTCTCAGGAGGCGTTGTATAAAGCTCAAGCTGAGATGGCAGAGGCTACAAAGTACGAAAGAAACCTTGCCGCTCAACAGCCTGCTAGGCAACAGCAGAATTATCAGCCTGCTCCTCAACAGCAACCGCAACAACAGCAACCGCAACAACAACAGTCGCAACAGCCCCCGCCAGTTGATCCAGAGGCGAAGGACTGGGCTGATAAGAACACTTGGTTTATGTCGCCAGACAACAAGCGAATGACTGCTACCGCCTACGGTTTGCATGAAGAAGCAATTGTTGACAACGCGATTAAACCTAATACGCCGGAATACTTTGAGTTTATTGACTCAGGGATGAGAGAGGCGTATCCTAAGTTTGGATGGCAGGGTACAAGCGATACAGATGGGCGTAACGCAACTTCGACTGCCTCCAACCGCTCCACGGTAGTGGCTTCGTCTGGTAGGAATAACGGAGCAAAACCGCGCAAAGTGAAGTTATCGTCCACTCAAATCTCTCTCGCCAAGAGAATTGGAGTTACCCCAGAACAGTATGCCAGACAGCTTCAAAAGGAGAGCCTGAGATGACTGAAGAGCGCACATCAAGAGAGAAACAATCGCGTAGTGAGAAAGCAAGGCCCGATGATACTTGGGTTCCTGCATCCATCTTACCTGACCCAACCCCTCAAGAGGGATGGACGTTTAGGTGGATACGGACAAGTACGTTAGGTCAACCAGACAATACTCATGTTTCACGCATGTTTAGGGAGGGTTGGGTTGCTTGTAAGCACGAAGATCATCCAGAACTTATGCTGGAATCTGATTTGGATTCACGATTTGTAGGTAATGTTGAAGTTGGTGGATTGCTTTTATGCAAAGCACCAAAGGCCAAGATGGATTCGCGCACCGCGCATTTCCAAGCTCAGGCGCAGAATCAAATGGAATCTGTAGACAGTAACTACTTGCGCGAGAATGATCCAAGAATGCCGCTTATGAAACCTGAGCGTAGTTCTAGGACAACTTTTGGTGGAAGTTAGCCCTTCACAGGCGAGCTTCCTAACTTAATTGTAAATTGATAGGAGGCCATTATGGCTACCGTTGCAACCCCCACGGGTGCTGAACCAGTTGATACTTTAAGTGCGAGCGGCTCTTTCACGGGTAAAGTTCGTCACATAAAGATCGCAAATGCTTATGGAACCGCTATTTTTTATGGCGATTTTGTAAAATTTGTTGCGGCTGGCACCATAGAAAAGTCTGCGATAACAACCGCTGTTGTTGCAGGAACTTGCGGTATCTTTGTAGGATGTTCTTACACTGATCCCAACACAAACCAACTGACCTTTAACCAATTATTCCCAGCCTCACTTGCGGCTGATGATATTGTTGGTTATGTCGTTGACGATCCTAATTTGCTGTTCCGTATGCAAGCTGATGAAGCTGTAGCGCAGACTGGACTTGGAAATAATATCTCAGCGGTTAGCACAGCAGGGTCAACCTCCATTGGTCGAAGCAAGAACGCTCTAGACGGCGGTTCTATAGCTACGACTAACACACTTCCATTACGTGTAGTTGACTTCGTAGATGGCCCAACCAGCTCTGTAGGCGATGCCTTCACTGACTGTATTGTGACCTATCTTCCCCTTAGTCATGCTTACGTTACCAAACTTGGCGTTTAAGGAGTTATAGGAAATGGCTATTTCACGCGCACAAATGCTCAAAGAGCTACTCCCCGGCCTTAACGCTTTATTTGGTCTTGAGTATGAGAAGTATGAAGATGAACACACTCTCATTTATGATACAGAGAGTTCTGATCGTTCGTTTGAAGAAGAGGTGAAGCTGAGTGGTTTTGCGGCGGCTCCAGTTAAGAATGAAGGCTCTGCAATCAGCTATGATTCAGCGCAAGAATCCTTCACTGCCCGTTACAACCACGAAACTATCGCTATGGGTTTTGCTATAACCGAAGAAGCTATGGAAGATAACTTGTATGACTCACTGTCTGCTCGTTACACCAAAGCTCTCGCACGGGCTATGGCATACACTAAGCAGGTTAAGTCGGTTAACCCTCTCAACAATGGTTTCACTAATGCTTATCAGTCTGGTGACGGTGTAAACCTGTTTACCGCTGTTGGCGATGGTGTTACTGGCGGTGGCGGTCACCCAACTGTAGGCGGGGGCTTTAACAGCAATCGTCCTGCTACAGGTGCTGACCTGAACGAAACGTCTTTGGAGAATGCGATTATTTCAATTGCAGGATACACTGATGAGCGAGGGTTGCTTATCGCGGCTCGACCTACTCGTTTGATTGTACCGGCTAACCTGATGTTTACCGCTGATCGTCTGCTTGAGTCTACTCAACAGTCTGGTACTGCGGATAACGACATCAATGCTATCCGTAACTTGGGTGCTATCCCAGAGGGCTACTCTGTCAATCACTACTTGACTGACACTAACGCCTTCTTCATTCTGACTGATATTCCAAACGGAATGAAGCACTTTGAGCGTACTGCTCTAGAGACTAGCATGGACGGAGATTTCGATACGGGAAATGTGCGCTACAAAGCGCGTGAGCGTTACTCGTTCGGTGTATCCGATCCCTTGGGAATCTTCGGATCTCCGGGAGCGTAGCTCTATTGTTAACCTGTTAAAGGTTATTTACACTGTTACACAGGGGGAGTTCGCTCCCCCTTTTAATCCTGACTGCTTAAAGGCAGACTCACCCGCGACAGGAGAATCACATGGGTAACACAACTTTTAAAGGCCCCGTTCGTTCCATTAATGGATTTGATTCCATTGCAGTAAATAGTACGACAGGTGCTGAAACCACAAAATTTTCAGTTGATGCAAGCGGTAACGCTACAGTTACCGGCACTCTAGCTGTTACAGGTGCAACCACTATAACGGGCGCGGTGAAAGCTAAACGCTCTGTGGTGAAGACTTGGGAAGCGGCAGGGGCAATATCTGAAACCCTATCTATCGCTGACTCTGGTGCTATCGTTCTAATCCACGGTACTCTGGATAATGTTATTACCTTACCAGCCGCCGCTACCGCAACGGAAGGCGCGTATTTCGACTTCTTGGTAACCACTGCTGTAGGTTCTGGCAAAACAACGACTATCGTTATCCCCACTGTGACGGGTAGCACCTTCTTGGCCCAAACGCAATTAGCGGCAGGTACTGCGGCTAACCCNGTTATCACAAACGCAGGGGACACGTTTACCTTTGTAGCGGGTTCAGGAATAGGCTCNAGATGCCGTATTACCTGTATAACTGCTGTGACTGGCGGCAAGCAAGTGTGGATGGCAAGCTCTGTAGGTACGCCTATCTCTACAGTAGGGTAACTATTTTATTGGGGCAGAAATGCCCCTTTGACGGAGGCTTACAATGGCTGACACGGTAGCAACACAGACAATATCGGACGGCGCTCAGTTTGCAACATTCAAGTTTACCAATGCTAGTGATGGATCTGGGGAAGACGCAGTTAAGAAGATTGACGCTTCTGCTTTAGTGGTTAACCCAGTCACTAAGCAGGCTTGTAGCAGTGTCTCAATATACGGGATATGGTACAGCACTATTGGCATGAGCGTGACAATTGATTTTGACGCTAGTTCAAATGTTTTGGCGTGGAATCTTATTGCTGATTACTCAGATAATCTAGACTTTTCTAGCTTCTCAGGCATACCCAACAATGCAGGTAGCGGTGTTACGGGAGATATAGATTTCACTACGGTAGGTCACTCAAACGGTGACAGCTATACTATTGTGATGAAAGTTCTTAAACATTATGGCTGATAAGAAAAAACGTAAAAAGCAGGTTAACGCCCCTGTAGGCAGTTCGGCTTTCAAGGCCCGTATGGAAAGGCAGAAAGCCAGAAGGGCTATGGACAAGAAGGGCAAAGATGCTAACGGTAACGGAAAGGCTGACAAACGTGAAGGTAAAGACATCAGTCATAAGAAAGCGTTGAGTAAGGGCGGTAGTAACAAGGATGGCGTTACGATAGAAAGTAAATCGGCCAATCGTAGCAGAAACTTTAAAAAGAAAAAAAAGAAAGGCTCGTAGATATGCCTGTAAAGAAAAAAGCTAAGAAAGCNAAATCTAAGGTAAACGAGGCTGGTAATTATACAAAGCCTGATATGCGTAAGCGTCAGTTTAATCGCATAAAGGCGGGAACCAAGGGCGGCAAGTCTGGGCAGTGGTCTGCTAGAAAAGCTCAGATGCTTGCTAAAGCATACAAAGATGCTGGTGGAGGATACAAGTAATGAAAAAAGCTATGGATATGAAAAAAGCGCGACCTATGGCAGGCGGTAAAAGGGTCAAGGGAACAGCAACTGGTGGAATGGCNGGNGGTAAAAGNGTCAAGGGAACAGCAACTGGTGGAATGGCGGGTGGAAAGCGAGTTAAAGCTACAGCAACTGGCGGAATGGCNGGTGGAAAGCGAGTTAAAGGAACGGCAGGTGGCGGTGCATCAAAGAAAAAAGCCAAAGGATCTGCTATGACTGTAGCGCAAGCTAAATCGTTCTTAAAGGGTAAAGGCTTTAAAGTAGAAAAATCTTAATGGCTTACCTGATAAGTAACATTCCGCATTTTAAATGTTGGGTGCGGAAAGAGTTTACTTGTAACCATCAAAGATATCATGGCGAATATTTACACGCTCTAGTTATAGCTGTGAATACGATACCGGATCGCTCATTGAGCTTCCAAGTTGTTTTTACAGGCTGTGAAGTTGATGATGATGAGGATATGGAAAACCTTCATGGAGGAGCAATGTGGGCAAGAATGCCGTTGCAAGCATTAGTTGCAGATATTGTTATGGAGGATTGGCCTGAAAAAATGAGCGATCATTTAGCTCAACCTTGGGACTGTGAATCACGCGATCACTCTATTATTACAATGGATAGGGTAAGTAGCAGTCCTTGGCTTGCTAAGATTAACCATGAGTTTTACTCTGCAAGGTATTTATTTACGGTTGATTATACAGATCATCACATAGCAGATGATCCAGCGCAACATAAGCAAAGCCACTTGATGTACATTACGGAACCCGGCCCGTGGTACGGGAATATGGTTGCACTGCCTAACAATCGTGTTAGGGCAACTAGTCCAGCACTCTGGCGCACAGGAGATGGCGCACCGGATTTCTTCCCTAGTCAGAGGTTACACTCTGCGGAGGGACATGAAAGCTACACTGATCCTTCTGTTGTGTTTGATAATTTATACGCAAACAGTGACGAGGATTACGAGGTTGATGAGGATAATTAGATATGGCTCGCGCTAAATCTCAAAAGTCTCTCTCCAAGTGGTCTAAGGAAAACTGGGGAACCAAGAGCGGCAAGCCTAGCGGGAAGACTGGTGAGCGTTATCTTCCCAAGAAGGCGAGGGAGGCACTAACAGACAAAGAGTATGCCGCAACAACCAAAAAGAAAAGAGCGGATACTAAAAAGGGCAAGCAACATAGCAAACAACCAAAGAAGATTGCTAAGAAAACAGCGAGACATCGATAATGGCTACGCCACGCAAAGGTAAAGCAAAGGTAAAAGTTACCTCCTCCGGCAAGAAGGTTAGCTATGGTCAGGCAGGAAAGGCCAAGGGAGGAGGCCCAAGGGTTAGGACTGGTACGTCAAAGGGAGACAGCTACTGCGCTAGAAGTTTAGGCATTAAAAAGCGTCTTTCCAAAAAGAAACAGAATGACCCGAATACTCCTAACAATCTTTCTCGCAAGCGATGGAAATGCTCTGGCGCTAAATCGAAAAGGAAATAAAAATGGCGACAAGCGGAACATATGCATTTGATTTAGATTTAGGCGATGCTATTGAAGAGTCGTTTGAGCTTGCTGGTCTTGAGCTAAGAAGTGGTTACGACTATCGCACAGCAAGAAGAAGTATTAACTTGATAATGCTTGAATGGCAAAACAGAGGTCTTAATCTTTGGACTGTAGAGTTTGCTTCAGAGCAGTTAACTTCGGGCGATGAAACGTACCCGCTTAGTGCTGACAAGTTAGACATAGTGGAAGCGTTTATTAGAACAAACAGCGGAAATACATCTAGTCAGTTTGATCAAACACTTACAAGAATTTCTGGTAGTCAATACGCTCATCTTTCTAATAAATTAACTAGCGGTAAGCCTTTGCAGTTTTGGCTAGATAAAAAGCCATCAGGTATAACGTTTAACTTGTGGCCTGTTCCAGATAGCCAACAAACATATCACCTTTCATATTATTACCTCCGAAGGGTCGAAGATGCCGGTAAACCTGCATCGTTAAACATGAGCATACCTGTCAGATACTTGCCCTGTCTTGTTGCAGGATTAGCGTATCAGCTTTGTTTAAAGTACGTTGAGGCTAACGCAAAAGCACCGATTATGAAAGCGGAGTATGAGTCTCAGTGGACTCTAGCGGCTGATGCAGATAGAGAAAAGGCTTCTATTTATGTGTCTCCCGGAGGCTATAAGTTTTGAGCAGGACTCAAGGTAAATATGCTTTTGGATTTTGCGATCTAACGGGGTTTAGGTATCGGCTAAAGGATTTGGTGCCTGAGATAGTTAATCAGCGCCCTACCGGCCTTCTCGTAGGAAAAGATGTTGTTGATGAGGATCAACCTCAACTACAGTTAGGTAGGATCAGAATGAATGATGATCAGTCTCTCAGAAACCCGCGACCAGACAGAGCGCAGGCGGAAAGCAGAGAGTTATTTGCATTTAATCCTGTTGGCGGGGGCGTAACTCAGCTTGGCAGTAGAACTGTAGGCTTAGATATATCCGCTCACGCAGGAAAAGTTACGGTGGTGACCTCCTAATGGCGTGGACATTTACAACACTAAAGTCATCAATTCAAGACTACCTTGAAACGACAGAGTCTACTTTTGTAAGCGAGCTTCCTAATATTATTACTCGCGCAGAAGAGCGAATACTTAAGGCCGTACAGCTTCCCAACTTTAGGAAGAATGTTACAGGTCAGAGCCTTTCGGGGAATGAGTATCTGTCAACGCCAAGCGATTTTCTTGCCCCCTACTCTATTGCCTTGGATAACAGCGGTTATGAGTTCTTAATAAACAAAGACGTTAACTTTATTAGAGAGGCATATCCCGTGTCTACC